GCACCCGTAGGCTCGTCGTGTGAGTAGCGTGTAACAGTAAGTGAGTTACCCTCTAGCACGTAGCAGAGAGTCCAATCGCCAGAGAGCGTAAGGCTGTCCCATAATTCCTTATGTGTAGCCTTGATTACCTTGTATCCCGATCTTGCCTGCCATCCCATACGTTTACCCTCTATCCGTAGATAGTCTGGCTCGCCATTGGCTGACATGTAAGCAGGAATAAGGTATTCCTCTAGGTCTTGTATCTTGTACTCATAGCATGCGCCGTCGCAGTACTCCATGAAGCGTGTTTCATTAGCGCACTCTGGGCAGGCTACATCTTCCCCGCCTAATCCGCATGCGTCGCAGTAGCGACAGTTACAATTACTGCTGATCTCTACCTCTATTTTTTCAAGTGTGCTCATTATGCGTACACCCATTCCTCTCCTTGTTCAATTAGATTATTAAAGCCAGACCCTAAACCATCTTCAACCGACCAGACTTCTTGAATAAATCTAAGCCCGCATGAATTGGCGTACCAATCTTTAATGATCTCTAGCATTTCATTAGGCGTTAGATCGCCAGCTTTTACCATGTCATCTTCATAGCCATATTCCACCATCTTTTCTACTTCTTCTTCGTCCATAAGAATATAGATTTTGTGGCAGGTGTCCCACGCTATCGCTTCAGCTTCCGTTAGTTTCTCCAATAGGTTCATTATGCGTTCGCCTCCTCTAGTTCCTCTGCCTTGTTGTAAGCATAGGTAAGGACTTGATAAGCAAGTCCGCGCATAGCGCAGTAAAGGTAGTGAGAGTTCAAGTCCGTTAGTGAAGGGTTAACATCACCATTGAACAGTTCTGCCACTTCATCATCTAATTCAGGATATGCCCAAAGGCTAAGAGATTGAACGCGCTTGTTAATTGTCGCGTAGTAATGCTGTACTTCAACATTTGCTAGGTCATTGGATAGGTCTTGAACCTTGTCCTCCGTGTACTCTTTATCATCCGTTAGCCAATCGGAGGCGGTGTAAGCCATATCTACAATCTCACCCACCCAATCAGTGCCACGGATAAAGTCGGGCAAGTTGTCCCATAATTCGCCCATTGTGCCATTGGTCATTGTTTCCTGCGTGATACCGCTCAAAGCGGTTTTGATTGCTTTGCCGTTCATTTGTCGGTTTCCCTTCCGATAGTTTTCCTCTTTAGGTAAGAGGCTAAGAGAGAGGGTACAGCTACCCTCTCCCCTAGTCAATAACCTAGCCCCTGTATCCTGTCGGATAATAAGTAGAGTTAAGAATTAAATCCTGCCACTCTCCACAATGTTCGCAGACAAAATCCGCGTTAATCGTAGACAGGACAAGCCCACGAAGCCCGCAAAATCGGCATTTATCCATTACTTACCCCCAAAATCGCATACGATCAAGCTATGAAAGCACCATTTACCCGCGCCCATGTAATTTACATGATCTACAAGGTAGAGAAGCCCCGCTATCCCTGCCACTATGAGCAGGGTTAGGGTGAGCCAGAATAGGGCGCGTACTAGTGTCCGGGTCCGGTAATAGGCGCGGCTTCTCATCGTGGGTCCCTCATCATAGACATAAGAGACACGGGCCTTACATAGTTAGCCGGTAGGGTAAACTCCCAATGCCCATCGGATATTAGGCCGCAAACCTTGCGCCTAATAGCTTCACAATAGGCTTTAGCGAATGAATAGCGCCAGGTATTACTCTCGCATGCTTGGTACTCATAACACGCGATAGCTCCCAGGATCGCCGGCAGTGGCACGTCATAGACGGGCCGCCATGTATCTTGGACTAGGTCATCATGGATAAGGCCGTTAGGGTCATCGTAACGCGCTTCTAGGCTTACCTTATTAGCGTGCCAAAGCTCGCGCACGATACTATCCTCATCCCCGCCGCGTATCTCCACGTAACGCTCGCCATAGGTGCCGGTTACTAGGTTTAGGCCTTGCGTAGGCCCGGCTTGATCCGATTCTAGATATACGTAGGTAGTGTGTTGCGTGTCGTATAGCGTGGCCACGCTGGCCAATAGGTCTAGCGTGTCAGTGTTTACCATGAACGCACTCATGCCGCCACCGGCTTAAACGTGGCGCGTAGTGCCGGCGTGCCTAGTGCTTGATTATCTTTCTGATACTGCTTAACTAGGGCCTTAGCCTTAGCTTCTGTAGTCTCTACGTTTACCCATTCTACGCCGGCAAGATCCGACATAATTAGGTGCACCTTAATTGACTTAGCCATTCTTAGATCCTTCCATGATCTTATCCGGTTATCTACCGGCCTATACGCTAGGGTAATCGGCCCTAGCGCATAAGTCAATAGTTAAGCGTTAGCGAGATCGCGTAAGCGTGTCGGACTATCCTCAGCTATTGGATCAGTATCGCGTACGTCAAAGACATAACGCCACGTGAACGTCATGCGCTCACTGCCGGCGTCATCGGTATATATGCCTAGCGGTACCAGGATAGCGCTTCCCTTGCTTCCCTTGCGTACGATTCTGCCGGCCTTGCGCCACTCATGGAAACCGGCGCAATTAGTGGCCGCCGGGTCCTGGCTTAGGATCATCAGACAATTATTAGGCGAGAATCGGCCCGCTAAGCGGAACGGGATCTCTAGGCCTTGATCTTCTAGGGCCGCGGCGGCGGCCTTTAATTCTTGAATGAAAGCGGACTTTTGCTCCTTAGTGCGGGCCATGTTAAATATCCTCGCAATCATGGCCATAGGCCCATTCTGCCGCGTCTAGATCATTCAATAGATCAAAGACACGGGAACATTCTACGCACTTAGCTTTAGTTGAAATTCTCATGTTATGCGCTCACCTTCTGGCCTTCATGGATCTTGCCATAACATTCGCAATTCATGGTATCGGGATGGCCGCAGCGGACATAGACACCATTCTTGTACCATGCTTGATTATCATAATCGTATCCATCAAGTTCTGTATTTATTGACATTCTGCTCATTCTTTTATCCTTCCAATATATCGGCCTTGTTACCGATAAGTGAAAGATACACGCGGGGAATCACGCTTGTCAATAGCGACGCGCCGTGAATTGGGTCACACTTTACGCCAGGGGATCCGGGGAGCTAGTCCGATCCTGGCATGGCTAGGGGCCCGGGGCATGGCCCGATTAGGGGTTGAATCTATAGTTGACTATCTACCGCACACTAACGTAAACCGATCTTAAAAGGGGATCAATGGCCAATTAAGGCCCCGGTATAGGGTTAAACCGCCGGCATTAGTACCGGTTTAACGGGTTAAAAAATATGGGTTATCTTTTATCTATCCACCGGCAAAGAATAATTAAAACCCTCAAGGTAAGGTAGAGGGTTAGACAACGACCCGCCCCTTTTTAACTTTTGCCCCTCCCCCTCCCTACTATCAACCAAAATATTTTTTATAAATATAAGCGTAAAATACTGGTTATGTTACTATGTGACTAACATCACACACCTCAATGCGGGATAAACCGATCTTATCCCGCCTTAGTATATATAGGGGATAAAATAAATCACCGCCCCGTTCGGCTCTTGGCACACCGAGCCTCACAGCGAGGTTGACAAAGAGACGAACCTTCGCAGGGCTTGTGGCCCTGCTTTTACCCCATAGGGTAGGGCGCATAAAGCGCCCCCAATCTTACCCACAACATTGCCCATAGGCAATGCTTCGCAGTGGGATAGAACTATCTTATCCAAAGGAAAGATTACCCCAATGGCTAAACCATCTACCAACTCTTACAAGCTGGCCCCAGAGGCCACCTTGTCCGCACCAGATGCCAAAAAGCGTTTGGTCGCCCTCATTCAAGATGGGGTCACGGTAGAGGATGCTTGCCGCGCAGTCGGCAAGTCAGTAAAATCTTATGAGTACTATCGCTCTAGCGATCCACAGTTTAAAGAAGCTATTGATCTCTCTCGCGTCATTCAGAAGCGAAAGGGCGTAGTCAGCGATGATGACGCGAATATATCTTTTGAGGACTTCCGGCTGAAGTATCTCAACTCCCAGACCTTTGACCACCAAAGAAACATCACAAGCCTTCTAGAAGAAGGTGAGCCTGCCTGGCTCCATGGCAACATGACCTATGAAAAAGGCTTTAAGAATTACGTGCTGGTGAACATGCCGCCTGAACACGCTAAGTCTATGACGGTCTCTATTGACTATGTGGTCTATAGGATTGTAATCGACCCAAATGTGAGAATCAAGTTAGTCTCCAAAACTCAGGCAATGGCAAAAGAATTCCTTTACGCTATTAAACAAAGACTTACCTCACCCCAATGGGCAGAACTTCAAAGACGCTACGCTCCTGTAGAAGGATTCAAAGCTACCTCAGATAAGTGGTCAGCGGACACCATCTACCTTGAGCGCGAGTCAGGTGAAAAAGACCCTACCGTTCAGGCACTCGGTATCGGTGGTCAGATCTATGGAGCACGTGCAGATCTAATCATCCTTGACGACTGCGTGACACTAGCCAACGCTGGTGAGTACGAAAAGCAGATCCGTTGGATTCAGCAAGAAGTACTTACCCGTGTTGGTCCCACAGGAAAGATCTTAGTTGTAGGTACCCGCGTAGATCCTATGGATCTCTATCGCGAGATGCGTAACCCAGAACGTTACCCTGACAACAGATCCCCTTGGACTTACTTGGCTATGCCAGCGGTTCTTGAGTTTAAAGATAATCCAAAGGATTGGGTTACCTTGTGGCCTAAGTCAGATCGCCCATGGGATGCTGACGATACACCACCAGATGAGAATGGCTTATACCCACGCTGGTCAGGTGAGCACTTACGCCGCCGTCGTGGTCTGATTGACCCAAAGACTTGGGCAATGGTTTACCAACAGCAGGACGTTGAGTCCTCAGCAATCTTTAGTCCTGAGTGTGTACGCGGTGCTGTCAGTGGCATGAGATCTATCGGTCCTATTATCCCAGGTGCCCCAGGTCACCCTGAGAATCTTTCTAGTCAGTACATCGTTGCGTCTATGGACCCAGCCATGTCAGGTGATACCTTCTCCGTGATTATGTCCGGAGATAGAATTACGGGCAAGCGCTACTTGCTAGAGGCATCTAGGATGCCAGCGCCTACACCACAAATGATTCGCGACCTAATCTTTAGTTGGACTGAAAAGTACAACCCAAAGGTATGGGTCATTGAGAAGAACGCCTTTCAGCTCTTCTTAACCCAAGACGAACAGATCAATAAGTTTCTTGCTACGCGAGGCATCCGCCTTGTGCAGCATTATACCGGTGGCAACAAGATGGATCTTGAATTCGGTGTTGCCTCTATGGCCCCACTATTCGGCACGATGGACAACCAAGGCAAATACATTAAAGGTTCAAACCTCTTGGAGTTGCCTCGTGCCGACAATGAACATATCAAGTCACTGATTGAGCAATTGATTACTTGGTCAGCAGGAACAAAAAATAAGCAAGATGGTCCAATGGCTCTCTGGTTTGCAGAGACGCAAATGCGGGATTACATCAATCAAGCAGGAGCCTATGGCGGCTCCTTTGTTAAAAACCCGTTTGCAACAAGACATCAAGTTGCTTCACGCAAGGTAGTCAATTTGGAAGAATACGCAAGACTTCAAGAAAAATTAGCATCTAATGGGGGAACCTTCTATGGCAATAGATATTGACGAACTTGGTACCAAGGTACGCAAGTTACGCGATGCCCATAGTCAACGTGATGCCCGCTGGGCTGATCTTATGTCTATCCGTCAAGGTAATATCCAACAGGTATTCCCTGGCGCATTTACAGACGAATTTCCAAAGCCAATGGTCTCCAACTTCATTGACATTGCTGCCCGTGACGTAGCAGAAGTTATTGCTCCACTACCTGCCTTCAACTGCGATACTACAGATGCTGTATCAGATCGTGCTCGTAAGCGTGCTGATAAGCGCACCATGATTGCTTCAGGTTACCGCGACTCTTGTAATCTTCAAACACAGATGTACACAGGCGCAGATCGCTACATCACCTTTGGAATGGTCGCCTTTATCATTGAACCTGATTATGAGAATAATCGCCCAATGATCCGCATTGATAACCCCATTGGCTCATACCCTGAGTTTGACCGTTTCAACAAATT